CCGTGCCGGTGCCAGGTTGAATATCTACCTGCAATGTCTTGTAGAAGCACATTGAGACGCCCGCAGACGCGTGAGGAGTCTGGCGAATACGACGCAGCGGCTGGCTGTTGTCTTGGAAGTACGCGTAGTCGTACACGTACACGTTGCCATTTCGGTAGTCACCGACGATGTGCTCACCATTCAAGAAGCACGTGATTTCGCCCAAATGGCGACCAATGGACCCATTCACAATGGACTGGCGCTCATGCCACTGCTTGGTGGACATGTCATAAACCCAGGTGGTGTTAGACCCGGGGATGTTCAAGCAGTAGAAGTAGTGTCCATCGCGTTGATAACTGAAGGCCGTCGCCGTGCTCAGGTCACCAAGCTGCTGAAGCCGGTACTCGATAGCATGGTTAGAAACCCGTGTTGGGCTGTTGTTTTCCATGGAGTAAACAACACCTTCACCTTGGTCATTACCGCCTAGCCAGAAGAAAGTCGCTGCCAACTTACGCACAGTAGCAACTGCAGTAAGACCCATGTTAATGACCTGGCCTGGGCTTAATGAGAACGGTGCTGACGCAGATGCACCAGTCAGGGTCCACGTTTCGATAGTGCGGGTGCCCATCACATACAGCTGCTCGTTGTTAGAGATGACAGCTGCCACGTTGTCTGGCGAACTCAGAGCAGAGCTTTCATTCAATGCAGGCCACACGATGCTGTCTGGCTCGCTGATGAAGAAGTTGCTTGAATTCGGCTTGTCCAGAATGAAGTAGCCACCTTGATAAGTGACAGTTTTCGCTCCATTGTAGAAATGCACGTCATTGATAACAGAAATGACAGGGGCGTCAAGCGGCACAGTGTATCCATTGGCCCCATCGACAATGAGCAAGTGTTCACCGTTGTCTACCATGCTGACATGGCCAACTGCACTGTTCAGATTACCAGGAACAACCGTGGCAATACCTTCGGCTGCGGCCAACTGATACAGCTCATTTCCAGAAACGATGTATGCGATGTTAGATTGGCTCGAGGTGTAGGCGCCGCGGATTGGCCCAAGACCGAGTGTCTGCACCTTGCGGAGGCCAGGAGTCGAGTAGAGCGCAGCAACTTCACCGTTCTTACCGCCACCTTGGTCACTGAGCTCGGGATAAAGATTTACTGTACGTGAGCAGTCAAACGTCCGACTACGCGCGAGATAGGAACCACCAACAAAGATGAATTGGGCTTTCTGTAGGCGTTCCATTAGCTTCTCCGTCCAAGATTACGAGGGGTGCTCAGTTGATTGCCTGACCGAGATGTAGCACCAACAGGAGTCTGTTGGTTCATGCGCTTCACCGCGGCCTCAGCTTCGTTCAGCGCAGTCTTGACCGAGTTTGAGATTTCCTTACCAAACTCCGGGGCAATCTCGACTGCAAGTTTGAATCGAAGGTAGCGCTCGTAACCAGGGGGCAGATTCAACTCGTCGTCAAGCGTTTCATAGATAGCGAGCGGGTCCCACAGCCAAAGTTCGACAGCATACTGTTGTTGTGGAACAGGCCATACTCGGATATCACGAAGTGGGTAAGAGCCGCTGTCATACATCTTAGTTGGCCAAGAACTCTGAAGGTCACGCATTACAATGCCTGCATACTGCTCGTCATTCTGCAGTGCAAGTGGCATGAACAGGGTTTGTTGGTTTTCGATTGCACCGACCACGTTGACAGTGGCTGTAGCAGAACCACTTGCGGTACTCAGTGATATGGCATATTGCCCCGGAAGTTCGTAGGCATGGCTTGGACTCATCTCATTTGAAGCAGACCCATCTCCGAAATCCCATGCGTACGGGGCATCATTTACTGGCCCAGTGAACTGAACACGAGAACCAGCGGAGCAGTTATTGATGAAAGTGAACATGTAAACCCCCTTAGGCGTAGGTTACGAACGGAAACACGTCATAGAGGCTGTTCAACTGGGTAAGCCACGTGTTCCCTTGAGCAACGCCGTTCTTGAAAAAGGCGACTTTGCTGTCGCCATAACCACCGCTGAATTGCTGAACCACAATGCCGATTACATCACCAGCGGCAAAAGTGTCGCCAGTTTCAGTGTAGGAACTCTTGCCCACAATGGTTCCGTCTGCTTGGTATGTGATTGCTTCAGTCGAGCCTGCAAAATTAGCGTTGGAATCCCAAGTTGCGCCTGATGGGAACAGACCTACAGTGGGAACCGTCGAACCGATAGTGAATTCGACACACACGAGACTAGGCCACCCTGCACCTTGGTACAGCGAATGCACCGAACCTGTTCCTGTAGACAAGGCACCTACACCGTCCACAGTTAGAGCGGTCCCAGCAGATGATGCATCCCAAATTCCCCAATCATATTGACCGATAGTCGTATCTAGCACGAATGTCTGGTATTGTGCAAGGAACGCAGGAACTGTAGTGTCGAAGTAAGACAAGATTGTTGTGGGGGTGGCATTGTTTACTGCCACCCCGGCATTGTCACCTGTTGATTGAGTGACAGCTGCATACAACAATGTCTTCGCTTGCTCAATGCGCATTGGGCGCGGAATTACCCAGTCAACATTGGTTGCATTGCCATCAGCATCGAACGCAGGCCCTAGAGTGTATTCTTTCTGACCTGCAACAAGTGGAAATCGATACGGACTGAAAGTGTACACATTCAGGAGGTCATTTGACATGCTGTCAATCAAGCCATTCATAGCCTGCAGCGAAATGTCCATGTCACCAGAAGAGGGCGTCTCATTAGCACCAACTGCATTGATGAGACGAAGAGAACCAGTCAGAAGTTGGCGCATTGTGGTCATTGGACCTCCGGGAGAGTATCACTGCTCGAAATGAAGTCGATGTAGGTAGTTTTACGAGCCCGTTTCACGAGACTATTGCTAAGTACCACTACGGGGGTCTGTTGGTTCAAGCGCTTGATGTTCGCTTCTGCTTCAGTCGCGAGATGAATGAGGTCAGGTGATGGCTCTTTGCCAAACTCTGCGCATAGTTCAAGAGCAAGTTTGAAACGAAGGTACCGCTCATAACCTTGCGGCAAATTCAATTCAACATCAAGACCAGCATAAACGTTCAACGGTTCCCAAAGCCACACCTCGACGGCTTGTATTGACCGTGGTACTGGCCAGAAATACAAGTCTCTTAGTGGGAACCCGCCGTTGTCGAAGATGACTGTGGGCCACTGGTTATTCAAACCGCGTTGGCGAATGCTCGAGTACTGCTCGTCATTCAGGGGCTTCAGTGGAAGATAAAGCGTGTTGTCATTGCTAGTAATACCCGTGGCTGTGACAATCTTTGTCACAGTGATGAATGTCTCTGGTACAATACGCGGGCCCGCGTCCGCGATTCGGTTGATGCGGAATTGTTGTGGCTCGCTCGACATGTTGGTACCGTGGATTGTGTATTGCTCGCCTGTAAATTCATCAGGGCCAACAACCACAACAATGTCGTATGAGCTCTCAGGGCCTGTAAATTGTGCTTGGGTAATCCAGCACAGGTCACCTTCGGCGCATGCGAAAAAGAAGTGCGCACGCTTTTGGTTGTTCGGGTAGCTACCCCCAATGGTTTCGCCATCAGCCAACGGAACAGCTGATGGCGGGGTTCCCGTGCCTGCACCCACGTAGATATCTGTATCGTAGGAGTAAGGCGCGAACCCAATCAACGCCGGGTCTGCAGAGTAACCAAGCAAGCTCACTGTTTGCGGGTAGGCAATGTTTGCGCTAAATGTGGTCGGCTCGTCGATATGCCCCTCGATACCTACCGAGTCAAAACTGTTTACAGCAGCAAACCCAGTCCAGTGGTCATACACCACTGCTCCGCCACCAGCCGGGATGGTCATCGAAACAGCGTATGATGCGGGTTCTTTGTACACATGAGTTGGGCTTGCGGTAGTCGAAGTGCGGCCATCACCAAAGTTCCATAGATGCGAAGTAGGAACGGGTGACGAGATGTCTGTGAACTGTACCGTAGTGCCAGTCGGCTCATTGTTGCCTGCAACAGTAAAGTCAATGACAGTTGGGGACATTCGTGTAGAACTGATGAGGTCAATGGTCCACACTTGCGGTGACACATCTCTGCCGGTGCCTGTAAAGACATATGTCTCGCCGCTGTTCTCATCGGGACCAACAACAAATGTCACGGTCCAACCAAGATTGTAACCGTCAAAGTTTGTCATGGTGACCGTAAGTACGTCTCCCGCAACTGCAGGAACAAAAGCAAATGGCTGGAAATAGTTAGTGCTATCTACCTCCGTCTGAATGGATGCAGGCGGGGACAGAGGAGACATCAAGGGCACAGTGGTTGCAGGGTCACCGGTGCCTACCGATGGAACCGACGGCATCGAACCCGCAAGAACATCAACAGCAAGTTGCCCGAAGATGTCACTCAGTTGTGGGCTTGCGGACGTAGTGACAAACGGCGGGGTGGCGCCAATAAACCCCGGAATGCCTACGTCTCCATCATATCCATTACGAGTAGAAAGGGCCATCCATTGGTCAAAGATAGGCATGTGATGTCCTCTTAAGGGTTGCTGCCGATGATAGCATAACCATCGCCATTTGCAGCTGCACCAGAACCAACCCAAACGCCGTCAATGAAGAAGTTCACTGTGGCGCCATCCGGTACGTAGATGCAAGTTACGAATTTGCCTTGCACGATTGGAGGCAAGCCAGTGGCTCCACCACCGCCGTATTGGTTAATCCAGGAAGTTACCCCGTCGCTCTCGATAGTAGTACTGAAGCCGCCACCGTATGGGGTGTTCGGGTCAAAAGCCGGTCCAGCTGCTTGTGTGAAGTACCCGTAGAACATCGTGTGACCAGTAATGATGGGCTGGTACATCTCAAACTGCCAGCAATATCCGTATGCTTCAGCATACCCCATTTGACGAAGACCCGTGACGGTGTTTGGAACAGACCAATCAAGCACCTTGAAGAGGTTGTTAGTGCCTAGAGTCCAAGCACCAGCCGGGAGTTGTCCTTGGTCGAAACCTTGGCCGTAGTTCAGTGGGTCAAGATAAGGAACGTGACCGTGCAGCCAGTCAAGAATCTCTTGCTGGTATCCCATAGAGTTGACGTTGTAGTTAAACGTCGAAGTCAAGAAGTAATCCTGCATCACAATCTCAGCTGGGGCAGAAGTGTTTGTGCCAGTGCTGTTCGTTGTCGTCAGAGTGACAGCGAAGGTTGTCGCAGAGGTGTATTCGTGGATTGGGTTCTCTTCGGTAGATGTAGTGCCATCTCCAAAATCCCACAGGAACGTGCAGTTTTCAGATGTGCCTGTGTTCGTAAATGAGATTGAAATTGGAACGTAACCACCATCAGGGCTGAATGTGAATGAGGCAACCGGAACTGGTACTGGGAGTACGATGATGGGATTCAGCATCAATTTTGCTTGTTCAAGTCGCATTGGCCGGTCTGTGTCCCAGTCACCACCGGGCCCGAGGGTGTATTTGAATTGCCCTGGAACAAGAGCAAACTTGTGAGGAGTGACCGTGTGGATGTTCAAGAGGTCATTACTCTTGCTATCAATCAGCGCATTTAGCGCCTCAAGAGAGATGTCCATATCACTTGAAGAGGGCGTCTCATTGGTGCCAACTGCGTTGATGAGACGAAGAGCCCCTGTCAAAAGTTCTCTAGTTGTAGTCAAAGCGCGCCCCCTCCGTTTAGGACTTATTTATGCCAGAAGGGGCCTGCAGTCTCTTCACGAGATGGCAGGCCCCAGAGAGGTGCGAAAGATGAGCATCGTGCTGAACTGCGGGCACCTCCCGCAAGTCACTTAGGCGCCGATGAGGCCGAGAGCTTGCAGCGCAACCTTGAGGGAAGCGTAGTCAGTGACGGAAGCAGCTGTCGGCTGAGCAACAGGAGCGGTGCCGAAGAAGCCAACTGTGCCGCCGGTGTCGCCGACTGCGATGTCCTTGTTGGTGTACTGAACGACGCCAGAAGTGGTCGTTGCTGGGGTGCTGGAGATAGTCATTTGATTTTCCTTTGAAGAAGTTTGTTTGCGAAGACGGGAGGCCTTAGAAGACCTCCCTTACTTCATCAACCAAAGATAACTTTTGAGCTCAACTGCGGGTACAGAGGTGCCCAGCCGCCCAGCATGTCGATACGCATCAGGAGCGAGTCACTGCGGATGTCGTCTTGCATAGCAACACGGCACGACAGACCCAGTTCTGGGAGCGACACGACCTTGGAGACTGCGCCGTTGTTCAGCGGAGCCAGGTCAGCAGTACCGAACACGAAGGCGTTCTTGTGGAAAGCGATGGCGTTCACAGACGAAGCACCAGTTGCGCCGACAACCACGATTGCAGCACCGTCAGCAGGCAGAGCCGAGACGTTCTGAGCTGTGGAACCCGGGCCGACGATGGCTGGGCTGATGGACAGAGCCTGAACTGCACCAGCTGCGTTCTTGGCCGTGACCGTGAACTGCGCGAGGTAGCCGAGCGAAGCCTTGGTCTGTGCATTCACTGCGTACACACCAGCGACCGTGAAGACCGTGCCAACGTCGAGCGTCGTGCCAGCGGACCAGCCGTCAGTGTTCAGCGTCGAACCAGCTTGCGAAGCACCATTCGTCAGTGGGGTGCCACCGTGAACGCCGTTCGTGTAGTTCGGGCTGAGTTGCGATTCCATCCAGTCGAAGCCACCTGCACGGGCGATGATGCCGCTCGTGTACTGTTCACCGATGACGTTCTGTGGGTTGAACACGGAAGTCAGGTAGGTGTAGCCCAGTTCGTTGGCAGTCGGAGGAGCGACCATGTAGACCGGCTCACCCATCGGTGCCAGGTTCTCAACCAGCTTGCGGCGTGCAGCACCGACCAGAGCCTGGAAGGTAGCAGTCGAGTTCGGAGCAGTTCCCGGAGTGCCAACGGCGTTCTGGGCATACTGGAGAGCCAGCTGCAGACCGTCGAAGTCGATTTCGTTGGCCATGTTAATCATGGCAGGCTTGGTGTAGCGCTCGGTGAAGTCATCAACCGACAGCGAAAGGTCAGCAGAGTTCACGCTGAAGGCGCGCTGGTACTGCTTCGTGAGGGTCAAGGGCATCACGCGGTCCGAGAGGGCCTGGATGTCGATGGCTGCGCCATCAGAGAAGGTGAACTGGCCCGGGAGGCGCATGTTCGTGGTAGCACCGACCTTGGCACCAGACTTGGCGAAGCGGTCGTCGTAGTTGCGGTTGACCTTGGAGGTGAAGCCAAGTGAGTTGCTCAACACGTCCGCCGACTTGAAGGTAATATCCGCAATGGTACGGAAGACATTGGAAGTCATTTTGAATTTCCTTTATGAGTGAGTTACTTTTTGGCCCGACGTGCCTCGTCCAGCTTCTTCCACTCAGCATAGCTGGTGGCTTCACCTGGATGCTTGGTCACACTCGAACCAGTTCCTTTGACGTCTGTCAACTTTGAAGGGGCCTTGGTCACTTTGACCTGAGGTGCTGCCTTCGGGGCTGTCAGTCGGTCTTCCAACTTTCCAAGTTCTGCCACACGGCGCATCGGAGACAACTTGTTGATGCGTTCATGTTCTTCCGGGTTCTTCGCCAGATGGTAGGCAATACGAGGTCCAATGTCGCTGTCCATGCAGAACTGAACGGTCTCTGGAGATGTGGGCTCGTCGGCTGCCAACTCCATTACTTCGTCCCAGTCGGGTAGCGCCTTCTGCGCCTCACTGACCTTCTGCTGATACGAAGCTTGAACAGTGTTCTGGCGAGTAGCTTGCGCTGCTTGCTGTGTGACCGTCTCGAGAAGCTCCTTACGCAGGAAATCTTCACGCGCTTCGACATATTCCTCAACCGAATCAAAGTCTGCAAGCTTGGGCTTCGCAGCTGATACCTGCGGTGCCTCGACCTGCTTACCTTGAAGAGCTACGTTCTTCCAGTACTCGAGTTCTTGTTCCTTGGCAGTCAACTGCGCTTGGAACTTCTGGACTCGCTTCTGAAATCCGGTTGCTTTCGGCTTTACCTCAACTTCTGGCTCAACAACTTCCGTTGCTTCACTAGATTCTGCTTGCTCCTCTGTAGAAGGAGGAGTGACCTCATCGGTTGGTTCGACTTGGTCTTCGGTGCCCAACTGAGTCTCTTCGACTTCAGGTAGCGTTGTTTCTACACTCATAATGAACATGCTCCAGTTCTTGGGATTTTGCCTGGTCAATGGGCAATGACCAGT